CTACGATGTGCGTGCCATAGGTGAAACGAAATGCGCTACTTAGCCACTGACAAGGCCAATGCCATGCGGATGCCCCATCCAGAACGGCGCCTGCTGGTAGCCCATCGGCTCAAAGGCGCACGACTCAACAGTGGCCTCACGCAGCGCGACGTAGCGCGGGAGCTGCACATCGGAGCATCCACGTACTGCCGCATTGAGCGCGGCATCACAGAACCCTCAGCCGTGCAACTGGCAACGCTCAGTGGCCTCTATGGACTGTCGGTGCTTTGGTTTCTGGGGATGCCTGCCTTTGTGGTGAATCAGGCAGCCTCTTCCTCTTTGTCGTCCTCGTCCTGAATCTCTCGCATCTGGGCTTCAATGCCCTCCATCACGTAGGCATTGGCAATCGCCCTGGCTTCGAGGGTGAGGAGTTTGACTGGCGCGAATTGCTCGTGCGGCCTGTCGTAGTAATTCTCGACGAAGATGTAGGACTCGGACAAGCGCCCATTCTTGAAATGCTGCTGCTCCACTAGCCGCCACTGCGACGTATCGCGGTGTTCGTGAGAAGACAGGATGGCCATGGCCTGCATGACATCCATGCCATCTTCGTCGGTTTCAACGATCTGCACGTAGTCGCTCATTGCTCCTTGCGGCGGCTTTCCACCATCTTAATAATCCGTTTCGCCCACGCTTCACCAGCACGCCCTCCCCATAGCAGCCCTGAAATGTAACCAGCATCATCTTCGCCACCAGCAAAGTTCTTGGCATGGCGAGAGAAGAATGCTGCCATTCGCTTGATGGTTTCGTAGCTCACCGCCTCTCCATTCGACAGGCTTGTTGCGCGAGCCACACCACTGCCGATGCCCTGCTTGCCAGCCTCTTGCGTGGACAGGCCGCCCTTGCCGTGCTTCTTGCGTAGTTCCAGCCCTCTACGGGCTGCGGAGCGGACGGACGATGGAGGGGAGAACGATTCGGCGTCTCCCCTTAGGGCTTTCCCTGGCTGTCCTCCATCGCTTCATTTTCTTCCTCCTCTCCCTCTTCTTCTTCCGCGAGCTGAGCAAAGAAGCCCATGTAGTATTCGTCGCTCATGTCGGCCTTGGGCTTGCGCGACATTCCGGCCTCGGAAAGCGCAATGGCGAGAGCCTGCTTGGGGCTGGTCACCTTCCCGCCACTGCTACTCTTGAGTGTGCCTGCTTGATACTCCCGCATCACCTTGCGAATCTTGGCCTGCTTCTGCTTGGCGTTCATCGCGGTAGACAATCAACATCAGATCATCATAACGCCCCTTGATTTTGCGACGATCCACCACTTCGCAGGCAAAGCCTTCGCCTACGAATGGAGCCAGCATGGCCATCCATGAATAATCCTGAATGTCCTCAATCACGGCGATGCCATTGGGCTTCAGGAGGGGAAGATAGAACAATAAGAATTGCTGCTGGCTCTCCAGCGTGTGCGGGCCATCGTCAATGGCAAAGTCCAGGCCGTCAGGGGCTTTTTCCTTCACGCGCTCCACCATGGCTTCCGTATAGGCGTCGCCCACTAGCAAAGAGCAGCGAGAAGCGTCCAGGCGATCAAAGATGGACGGATGCACCTTATTCTCGATCTCCACGCCAATCACCTTCGCGGACGGGCACAGATCGTTCCACAGGAGCATGGAGCCCCCGTATTGCACGCCCACTTCCAGAATGGCAGCAGACTCGCCACCGACCATCAGTGGCTGGAGCAGTGTTTCGTAGACAGGCCCGTAGGAATGCAGATCCTGCTTGTCCGTCCCTCCATCGCAATCAAAACTGCCAATGCCACGCTTGGCAAGAATGGCATCAATGGAGGAGGCGTCAGTGGCTTCGGCAAGTTCGTGGGCAATGCCCAGCGTGGCTGAAGGGGTCATGCTCAGGGGGGCGGGAGAGAAGAAACTGTCGCAATAGCGCGACGGTGGGTATTCGTGCGTGTAGTGTTCAATGCCGCTTTCATGCAGGCACGTAACGCTACTAGGCTGGCTTCCCAGCCAAAACTCATTAGTGGTGCGATCGTTGGGGGCAAGGAAGTCGGGATCAAGGCTGGCCAGGAAGGAGGCATTTGCCCACCAGAAGTTGCCCGATGGGTGGGACACGGGATGGGTGCGCCAGTTCACGGTCACAATGTCATTGCCATTAAGTAGCTTGATCGCTTCACGCCAGCCCGCAATCAGGAAGTGCTGCATCATCATGCGCCAGTCGTCTTGATTGCGCGTGGGATGTGAAATGCCCTTGGAATGGAAGTAGAAGATACGAGCATCCGGCTCTTCCTTGGCCAGCTTATGAATCTCCAAAAGCGTAGCCCGCTCGTGATCGTTGCCACCATGGCGCCAGACGATACAATCACGCGCTGTTGGCAATGGCTTGTCGCCATTGACGCAAATAAAAACATCTTGGGCTTCCTCCGCGAGCCCACTCGTGAACAGTGCGCCCATTTGCTCAAGGAACAGTTGCTCCCAGCGACGAGCCTGATAGAGGTGGTAGAAGACGTAGATGGGGCGTTGCATGGTCAGAAGGAAGTGACAGTGGGCAAACAGGAGTAGATGCGACCATCAAAAGATGAGCGCAGCGACTGAGCGATGTGACCGGCAAAGTTGTGAGCCAGGATCACTACATTGGCGGGCGGATTGTCGATGAGCCTTTGCCGCGAGCACACCTCAAAGCCAGTGCCTGGCACGAACAGCCCCTGCTTTTCAACAGTGTCGTCTACCACGTAGGCATTGGGCATGTTTTCAATGGAAAGGCCAAGGGCGTTAAGAAACACGCAGCCCTTTGCGGCAGCCCCAAAGAACACCGTGTCGCCCTCAATCGTGGAGAGGAAGTCTTTGGAGCGACGAATGACGCTCTGGGCCGTGCGATTAAAGCCGGCCAGGTCCAGCATTGATTCTCGCTGCAAATACGCTGCGAGAATGTCATCATCAAGAGGGGCGCAGTGCTGCTTATTGGTCATAGCCATTCGCAGGCTTCCGCCATGGATGGACTGGTCGCTAACGTGAATGATTGTCAGTCCATAGTCATTAAACAGCTTCACCAGTGGCGTAACAAGCCAGTAGTAATAGTGCTCGTGATAGAACTGGTCAAACTGGCCAGTAAGGAGCGTGGTGTAGGTGTAGGGAAACTCCAGAATCCAGATGCCGTCAAGAAACTTGCAGATGCCTCGCATGAAGGCGTCCACATCCTTCGTGTGCTGGAATACATTAGTGGAAGTGATGATATTGGCCTTCGGCAGATCCATGGCATCATTGAACATGCCATGCACGTATTCAATGTCCGCCGCCTCATTCAGTTCGTGGAATGATGCGCTGGCGTCCACGTTGATGCGGCGCATTGGCTTGTCGCTGGCCTCTTGGAAAGCCTTGAGCAGCGTGCCGTCGTTGCCGCCAATGTCCATCACCACATCATGCTGGAGGTGCCGGAAGCTCTGAAACATCTTGGAGCAATGGCGGAAGTATGGGCCATTCACGCCGCTGCGATACAAATAGTGCTCGTACAGCACAGACGGCTCCACTTCGTAGTCCAGGTGGATGCGAAGGGAATCGTCGTAGACGGCTCGCAAAGGGAATTGCGGCGCCGCCAAGGCTGCTTCCGCTGTGGGCAGCAGATTGTTTACTAAAGGCTGCGTGCCTAAGTCCAGCAGCGTTCTTTCCATGGAAAGCCAGTCAGAGGCCGCATGGTAGCACTGTCAAACGGGCGCAGCATTGAAAGGCAGCAAGAAACGCTCACCACCAGGAGGACCGCCCCACTTCTGTTCGTAGTACCGCTGATTACGGAAGAAGCTCCCCCAGTGGTTACGGTGATACATGGCATCACCAGCGGCCAGCGTGGAGGAGTTGTCGTGGTGCCAGTCGGGCACGTCAATGGTGACAATCTGCCCGTCCATCAGCTTGAGCCGATAGCGCGTGTCATTGTCGTCAAAGTAGCCAGGCCAGAAGCCCTCGTCAAAGCCGCCAGTGGCCAGCCAGTCCTGCGGGCGGTTCACCAGCATGGAAGCCATGCCTGACACGGGGTGGGAGTGCTGCACGAGGAACGCTTCAGGAGCGGCGTCCCCAGCGTCCACAAGCGCCTTGAGCGAAGCGGTGCTGAGCACAATGTCGTCATTACACAACACGCACCGTCCAAGCTCCCGCAGGAGCCAGTTCCAGCTTGCTGCCACGCCCAAGTTGTAATCGGGCACATGCACATGCACCAACGGCGCCCCTTCCATTGCCGCCAATGCCGCCGCCTGCGGGCTGTTCAGGAATTGCCCGCCATTGTCCACCACCGTGATCTGCGGCTCAATGCAGGGGCTTGGATCATCTGCCAGCGCCTGAATAAAGCGGAGCAGAAGGTCATAGCGATGGAGAGTGGGAATGCCCACCTTGACCAGTGGAAGCGTCATTTCTTGCCGAAGCCTTTGCCGGAGGTGATCGTAACGGCATTGGAGGGAGTGCGAAGCACACCAGTCACAATGTCCTGCATCTGCTTGGTGATGAACGGCCAGGTGAACTGTTCCTCATTGATGCGCTGACGACAGAGATCACCGTCGTAGTCCATCGCCTCCCTGTTGCCGTAGTAGTGCGAAAGCAGCGTGGCAAGGTGATGCGGCGAGGGCTGGCCACGCTCCAGACCGTAGTTCGTATCGGTGCCCCAACTCTCCACGTCAATGCGGGGAACGTTGTTGAAAATTTCCTTGAGGCTGGTGTGGTCGGGCACAAGCTGCGGCGTGCCCGTGGCGGCGTGCTCAGTGTTGACGAGGCCCCAGCCTTCGCCCACGCAAGTGTTCACGCCCACGTCCACGGCGTTATACACCTTGTTGAGCTTGTCAATGGGGAGGCAGTTGAAGGTGGAGAAGTTGGCGCCGGAGAGAATGAGCTTGCCGGCAGGGTCATAGTCCATGTCTCGCGCCACGCGCTTGAACAGCGGCACAATGTCCCAGCCCATGTCCTTCTGGCCCATGTTGAGCCACAGACGGGCATCGGGCTTGTCCTTGGCAAACTCTACAAAGCCCTTGATGGTCAAGTCGATGCGCTTGCGGGGCTGGTTCCTGTTGCCATTGAATACGATGAACGCATTTTCATCAATGCCAAACTCCTTGCGGCACTCGACTTTGTCCATGGGGAAGAACTTAGTGAAGTCCGTACCATGGCCAACAATGTGAATGGGCTTTTGGTAGCCCATCTTGAGCAGTTCGGTGGCGCCAAACTGCGTGTAGGAGATCACGGCATCCCACTTGTTGACGGCAGGAAGCAGCTCAGGGAACAGCCCGTAGGAATCAATGGGCGTGTAGACCACCGCCTTGAAGCCAATGTCTTGCTTGAGTTTTTCAATGGCATCGTGCAGGCTAATGACCACCCAAATGTCATTCACGAAAAACACCACGTCGGGGCGCAGTGCTTGCACAAGCTCGGCAATGCGATGGGAGCCGAATGGGTCGGAGCCATACGCTTGGGCCGGATACATGAAGCAATGCTGCTGCATGGGCGAAGGATCACCATGCCAGTTCACTGCCAAGGCATGTACTTCATGCTCCTGCGACAACGCTGGGATTAGGTATTCGGCAACGCGCCCGAAGCCGGTTTGACAGCCAACGTCGCCGCAATAGAGGATCTTCGCCATGGTGAAGAAAAAACTGTCACCATCTTATTCGTCATTCCACAGGTGGCACACATAGCCGATGCCCTTGCAAGAGTCGCAAGTGTCTTCTTCCAGCTCCACCCAAGAAAAATCGGGCCAGTCGGACGGGCTGAAAGCGGCGGCCTGTTCGGGAGTCAGCAATCGCTCCAATTCGTCATGCGGGCGTTCCTTGAGGCAGTAGTGCATCCAAGAAGACAATCCAGTGCCAGCACAATCTGCGCATCGTCGCACGGGTACTTCGCCAGTGATCACGCCGCGCAAGTCGTTGGTTTCCAAGTAAACGCCCATGGCCTGAGGATGAACGGCGCCCCAGCCTACACCGGCACCGTAGCGGGTTGCTGCCTGGCGTATTCCACGCTGCACCGACACCTTGCGCGACAAGCGCAACGCTGTCCCGGCAGGGGCACGCTGCCAATGGGCACCCACCCCCTTGAGGCATAGCCTGGGCAATCAGCGCAATGTTGAGCCTGTGGATCGAGAATCCGGCGCATGAGCGAGAAGCCTTGCTGCTCCTTGCGAATGGACGTGCCTTCCCAGAAGGAGCCCCGCACGCTCTCTGCATAGAGCCCCACCCTCGCCAGCGCCATTGGCGCCGACACACGCTGTTCCAGCAGGTCAAGCGCAAACCCCTGGAGGAAGGCGTATTCCTGCCGTAGCCTCTGACCAATGCGCCAGTATTCAGCGGAGCCCATGCCTGCCTTCCCGCCATGACCAACAATCGTGGCCTGAATGTGAGCAGCCTTGATTGCTTCCTGCACGCTGCCCTGCCATTGATTGAGCGTCAAGTTCCCTTCGGCCAGCATCTTCGTGAAGCGCACAAGATCAGCCTTGAGCCGATCAATGCGCCCGTCCACTAGGGCCTCCACGCCCTTCTGGCTCAGGAAGCGGCCCTTCTCGTCGCGGTAGCGATTGGTGCGGCGATCGTACGACCACTGCGCATCAAGACGCGTGGCCAACACTGCTGCTGACAGGCTGGACAAGTCATTCAGCATTGTCAGCTTCCAGAAGCTCCGCAAAGCGCGGCGGCACTTGCTCCTTCCATTGCTCCATTGCCTGCTGCACGTCCTCTTCCGAAATGAACGCAGCTTCGTCGCCGCCAGCAAGCACCATGCCTTCCACTTTCAGCGGATCAATGGCATCCTCCTTGAGATAGGCAGCAGTGGTCTTCTTGCCCTTGAACGCCCCTTCCATCGAACCGTGCTTCCGCTTGTACAGCTCCTTGTACTTCCGCGTCACGTAAGCACCGGCAACGGCGCTAGGCCAAGTGGTGAACTTGCTCTTAGCAGCGGCGACGGCCTGCTGATGCAGTGCCTTGTCCGTGAAGCCAGCATCCTCTTTCGTTTCTTCCAGGTCGCGGGGCAGGAACAAGCCCGCTTCGTCCGCCACTTCACGCCCACCATCAATAGGCAGCGTGCCGTTCTGTTCGTTCAATGGGTCGCGCCCACCAGGCGGCACCACCTTCTGTCCTGGCTGCACGGGCAGCTCTCGGGGGAGTGATGGGTCGAGGATGGTTTCCATTGACCACTCGCTGCCTCCGTAGCGTGCCTCTGCCACTTCCTTCGGGTGGAGCACGCCCAGTTGGATGTAGCGCCCGTCCACGGCAGCCACGCGTGCCCTTACGTCTGCGGCCTCACGCTCATTCAGTTCAAACAGATTGTTGAATTGCACACGCCACGACTCGGGCACCCTGCCATTTGTTGGCCCGTCCTTACTCATCATTATCAGGCGCATCAGATGCTTCAACGGGCGCTTGAGGTGGGCGGTTTGGTAGTCGCCTAGGGACTTTGCAAAGTCGCGCTCCTCGCTCCGGCCAGTGGCGCCAAGGCCGCTTGGGCTTTCGCCAAACAGAATCGTATGGGGAACTTGCGAGGCGCCAATAATGTCAACGCGGAGCTTTTCCAACACGTCGCCAATGCCTGCCACGTTGCGCGTGATATAGGCAAGCTCTTCTTTGTCTTTGTCAATCGCGTAGCCGCGATAGACGCTCTTGCTCATGTCGTTCAGCACAAGCCGTGCCCGCACATCGCCTTCCTTGCCTGCCAGGAGCATGTTTGCAAGTCCTTGCAGCTTATGCACAAACACGTCAAACTCCACCAGCACTGTTGCCGCAGCATTGAGGCCAGACCAGTAGTGACGGAAGCTGTCATAGACGCTTTGCAGGCTGCTCATTCCCCATCCATAGTTCCTCTGCCTAATGCGATAGGGCAGCCATTCTCCGTCAAATCGCAGTATGCGGTCACGGTGAATCTTCTGGAGCTGTGGCTGGCGGATGAGGTCGCCTGAAATCACTTGATAGTACGTGGCCTTGGAATAGTCGTATAGATTCTCTTCTTCAATGACGGGCGCAATCTGCCAGCGGTCAAGCACTTCCATGCCTTCCACGCTCTTGATGTTGGCCCAGTCAACTGGCTGATCTGCCGATCTTCCATCATTGATGAACAGCACGATGCACGAGCCGCCGTATAGCCGTGCGTTCTTGCCCGCCAGCATGAAGTGTTCAAGGATGTATAAGTCCTCAATCACTTGCTCAATGCCCGTCACTTCGTCCGCCGCTGCTCCTTCACCGCCGAACAGCACCTTGAAGCCCTTGCGCGTGGCCTGCTCGGGCACAATGTCAACAATGCGCTTTGGAATCCACATGCCATAGAGCCCTTCCAGCTCCTCTTGGCTCAAAAACTCAATGGGCTTGGAAGCTGTGTAGAGGCTCTTGTCACGGGACGTGCCCATGCCCGTCAGAGCATTGGCCAGACCGTCAAACCGTGGATCGCCACCAGCAAAATGGCCGAGATTCTGCGCCTCTTCGCTCATGGCACCATGCTATTCCACACTTCGCCCATTCTAATGGTGGCTAACATGCGCCCGTCAGCACACCCATCATGGCCACTTCTCCCATTCTCTTCACCTTCTCTGGCGAAGAGCGGCAGCAGGCGATGGAGGAAGGGCAGCGCAGGCAGGCCGTTAATGAAGCCAAGGGCTTGCGTGGACGGAATAGAGGGCCACGCTTTGGCCAGAAGGCACTAGACGTGCATCTTCTAGGCGCGGCAGGCGAAATGGCAGTGGCATCGTTCCTTGGTATGAAGGACAAGCTCTACCAAGAAACGGAAGCCAAGCGAGGATCAGACGATCTTCCCGGCATCGACGTGAAGACACGCAGCAAGCACTCGTACGACTTGATTGTGCAGAAGCGTTCCGATGAGCATAAGAAGTATGTGCTGGTTACGATAGAAAGCGGCACCACTTTCCTCCATGGCTGGTGCTGGGGACATGAAGCAATGGATGAGAAGTATTGGGCTGACTATGCCAGGGGCAGGCCAGCCTATTTTGTTCCCCAGTCCGCATTGCGCTCTATGGACACCTTGGGATGAGACTTTCCTGCAGTGACTTCGCCAAGCACGCTCTAGGCGTAGAGCTTTGGCCCAAGCAGCAAGAGATATTAAACAATCTCTTTGACAATAATGTAAACCACGCCATTTGGGTGCTGGGTAGGCGGAGCGGCAAGACTTTTATGGCCGCAGTGGCAGCAGTGTATATGTGCTTTGTTCAAGACGAATACTTTACTAAGAAGGTGAGAAAAGGCGAAAAATGGTATATTGTGACGGTGGCCAATGATCTCGGACAGTCTAAAATTGCTCTTGACAATATCAGGCAACTTATACTAAATAGTCCTTTTCGAGAAGAGATTGTCAGGGAGACTAGCCTAGAAATTGAGATTAGCAATGGCTGTATTTTCCAAGCAATCCCAGCATCAGCTCGCGCTTCGCGGGGTAAGGCCGTTGTAGCAATCCTCCAAGACGAATTGGCGTTCTCTATCGAAGGCGATGCGAACAGGGGCGCGGAAGCCATGTACACCGCCCTCGCCCCATCCATTGCTCAGTTTGGCAAGTATGGCAAAATCATTGAACTATCATCTCCGTACTTAACGTCAGGCTTGTTTTATCAGCACTTCAAACAAGCTCAAAGTGGCGAGTTTCCCGGCATGGAGGCGCGTCAAATTCCTACTTGGGAAGTGAATATCTTCCTTCCCTGGGGATGCGACTTCCTTGAGAACGCAAGAAAGAAAGACGAGGAAACCTTCTGGGTGGAGTTTGGTGCGCAGTTTAGGGCCAGCAATTCAGTCCTGCTTGCGCCTGAGATTGTTGACGTGGCAATCAACAAAGATAGAACCATTCTGCCTCCCAAGGGCGACTACAAAGGCACTTATGTCTTGGCCCTTGACCCCGCTCGTGGCGGCGTCGGCAGAGACGACTACACGGCGTGCCTTGTGCATTACGAAGGCCAGCGTTTAGTGGTAGACAAGTTTCACTCTTTTGATCCCGATTTTGACATTGGTGGAAAGAAGGAAGTGAACATTGCGAAAGTAGAAGACTGGATTAGGGAGCATCATCGCATTTACGAGTTTGAGAGCATCGTGCTAGACCAGTTCAATAGCGCGGGCACCATCCAAACTTTGGCGAAAGAATTTCCCGTGTCAGAACTTGCGTGGTCGGTTAGCACAAAAATGAAAGCATTTTCCAAAATTAAAGAGTTATTTAATGCGGGACTAATTGAGCTGTATCCTCACAAGAAAGCCATCTGGCAACTCAAGAACCTTGGCGTACTTTATAGAGCTAGCGGACAGTGGACGGTTACTGGTGGCAAGGAAACTGGCGTTGACGACTACGCTTTTGCACTGGCCGGGGCCGTTCTTGAAGCCTCCAAAGATTCCGACATAGATTGGCTGAACAGCTTGGTTCGGTAAAGGAACAAGCAATGGGCGAGGCAGGCAACGCTGGCTAACATTCCTGCAGTCCTTTCCATTGAAACTTAGCGAGCAGTGCAATGATTGACGTGCCCTTGTCCGAAAATGAGCTTGTCTACCTCGTTGCCCTGCTCAACAGCGATCGACAAACGGCACTGCAACTGCTTGCTGCTGAGCATTTCTTCCGTCCATCGCTCCTGCCCAAACTGGAGAGGGCTAGGCGGGAAGCTAAGGCGCATGGGAGCCCGTGACAATGGAAGACCCCACTGGCCAGCAGGAGGCTGCTCTGAGCGCCATTGAGGCGTCACAGAGGCGCTATGGGCAGCGCAGCGTAGAGGCCCGCCTGGCTCAACAGGCGCTAAGCGCATGGAAGGAGAAGGCGATGGAGGAAGGCAAGGAGGCGTGCTAACATTGCTCCGCTTCGGCCGAAGCCCGTTGGCCAACGGTCTCAGGAGGGCCACTTCGTAGATCAGGCTGCGTTGTGGCGAGGCGGGACGCAGGCCGCACCCGCTTGTCTCCTATTGCGGAGAAGTCCCGCTTCATGCCTTCGCCTGGTGGCTCTGGACGGTTCGATTCCGTCAGAAGGTCTTGGGCAGTGTGATACACTGTCTCTACGTTCACTCCTTCGGGAGCGCATGAAAGGCTGGCACGGAACGGGGCCAGTGTCATGGGAGAACGCCATGAACCATCTTCTGCTCATTCAGCAGCGCATCCTCAAGGCTGCTCGCCTGCGGGAAGCTCAGTTGGCTTCATTGCTCAACAGTCACTGCTGTGCATAATTTGCACACGTTGATTCTCCTGAGAGCGGCAATGCCGCTCTTTTTTCATGCGCTTCCGTGGCGTGTATCCACGTTTTGAGGCGATGCACGTAGGCACGCAAAAAAGCCGCTTGCTCCTCGTGCCACTTGTCGCCAGTGGAGAGGAACAGAGCGGTGTGATTGTCAATGGCGCGGAGACAATGATGAATGGGCGCGTTCCAGGGCTGCCTAATGGGCGTGTCCCAAGTGCGCCGTTCGGAAGTCATAGCCCAAAGTATGCCCTCACCTCTTCCAATGCTACTGGCGTGTAGTTGTGCTGTTCGACGCAGGCACTGAAATAGAGGGGGTCGGGGGAGTTGTCAAGCATCACTTGATAACTGTGAAGGTGGCCGTGCACGTTGCCGCGATAGCCACGACAAAGGCAGTCACGATGGAGGGGAATGTGGGAGAACACTAGCTTGTCACGGTAGAAGCACCCGCGAATGTCGCTGAAATAGGCCGTGTAGTCCTTTAGGGAGTAAATGTCGTGATTGCCCCTGATAAGCACTTTCCTTCCATTGCAATAACGAAGGAACGAAAGCCCCGGCTTTGACATTGCCACGTCGCCCAAGTGGTACACAGTGTCTTTCATGCCCACCACGCTGTTCCATCGCTCAATCAGCTCATGGTGCATTTCTGTGAGATTGGCAAATGGCCTCACTTGAGAACCATTCTCATTCTTGAACTTGAGGATGGCTTCGTGGCCGAAGTGCGTGTCGGCAGTGACGAAGTGGGTCATGGAAGGAAGTCCTCACGAATGACGCGAGGGGCAGGAAACTGCGGCTTGGGAACAATGGAGGGCTTGGGCGTGGTCGGCATGGAGCGATAGCGAATGCCTGGCCTGTAGCGTCTCATACTGCGGGCATCGCTGCGGCCTGCGTAGTAACCAAGCCATGCGCCAATGGTGAGCACCACGAAAGAGGATGCGATGGAGGGAAGTGTGGTCATTGTCACGCCTCGGATGCCGGGAGCGGCAGCGCCCAGTAAGGGAGCCAGTAGAGCCAGCCACCACCTCCAATGTCCCCCATAAGAGATTGTCTGTCCACTTCTTGCGCACTCACTTGGGACCACTCCCAGGCTTCACAGTCGGCATCTTCCCTCGCAAGCCAGCACCACCACGTCGCGTCTTGCTCATCAGGCCATGGCGCACAATCTTCAGCCCCTGGCAATCGCTCACTGATTGGCACTGGCTTGGGAAGCGCATCGGAGGACACCCGTGGATCTTTGGACACAGCCACTTCCCATTCAATGATTGCATTGAGAGCCTTTCGGGGATTGGTTTCCAGTTCTTCTGTGAGCAGGAAGCGGCACACCAAGGCATCATCTATTGCGTCTCGCCAAGGATTGTCGCCTAGTTGCGAATGCGGCATGGAAGTGAGAGCGTGAACGCTGCCATCGTACCACATGACAGCCATCGCTCCCGCTCAGGCAACAAAAAAAGCGAGGGAAAGCTCCCTCGCTCGTTTCCCCATGGCCTTGTCGATCAGCCAGCAGTGATGCGCTGGCGAATGCGACGGGCAAAGCCGAAGGCGGCCATGCCGCCCAGTACAGGCAGCGGGCCTGGCACGGGAGTGGCATCAATGGAGGCAATGCGGAACACGCCACTACTGGCGCCAACGGGCAGCTCAGCGGAAGTCTTCACAAACACCGGCTCATTGGCCCGCGCAGAAAATGCCACGGGAACAGTGCCGGCAGTGGAGAAGCCATAGTCGCTGAACACAACGTTGTCCCGCGAGAAGCTGACGGTGCCAGCCACCACGTTCTGGAGGCCGGCAGTGGTGAAACCAGTGATCTTCACGGGGCGATCAAAGGCAAGGCTGAAGCCACGAATGCCCACGGTGGGGTCGCCCTTGTCGTAGCTGCAGCGACCATTGCTGCCGCCAACGATCGTCCAGGCGCAGAGGCCGGAGGAGTTGGTATTGAGCACAGTGGGGGCAATGATGCCAGTGGTGACAGGGTTGCTGATCACCAGCGAGGCACTGCCGGAGGTGCTGCTGATGGAAGGCGCGGAAAACACGCTTTCAGAAGCAAGCGGGAAGCTGTCGGCACTGGCGCTGACGGGGGAGAGAAGCGTGGCAGCAGAAGCTGCAGCAACGGCCCCAGTGGTGAGCGCAAGGCGACCAAGGCTGAGCAGTTCCATTGAGAGGAGGAGGGTGTTGAACTCCCGAGCAATCTAACAGGAGCCCTTGTCGTGTCAACTAGCAGGGGAGGCCATGGCATCGAACCACGAGTGAGCGCCTTCACGCTCCTCCCAGAAGTCCCCCTGTTTGAGCATCGTTGAGAGGCTTGGGGGAGCTAGTCCTTTGCGCTTGCCAAGTGGGTCGAGGGCGCACTAGCGGACCAAACTAGCGGGAGCGTCCTCCCGACCCGCAAACACGGGATTTGAACACAGACCAGCAAGACCACACCCTGACGACGCAGGTTCCTGAACTGGCTGCTCTCCATCGACGGAGCAATGGAGGGAAGTGCCCAGGCGACGAGCCGGGGACTTAGAGGCGACCTTCCGGTCGCCGGGACGATGGAGCAAGCGTGCCGCCAGCCAGGCCATGCGGCTCAGCGCGTACAGAGGCTTGCCCTCCGTCGCTTGTCACCATAGCACAAAGCCCCTGCCGGAGCAAGGGCCTTGGCGATCGGCAGGCAAACTACTAACGACGGTAAGTGTGGCATTATGGGAACCTTCAATCGCCACTGGCCGGTGGCATAGTGATGGAAGGGGCCTCTTTTCCGCAAGGCGCCGTTGCCTGCGCGTGGAAACTATAGCACGCGCCGCCCTCCGAGGCAACGCTGCGCTGTCTATAGGTATTTCTACCTACCGTAGGATGCCAAGTTTAGTGAATTACTTTCAAAGAACGCTGGCATAACTGATGCTCTTGTCTCTGCGAGTTCAGGGGCTTTGCCATGGTAAAAGAGATTGTCGCTTGCCCTGAGCCAGAAGTCCTTGTCCAAGTGCTTGTTGGACGACTTGCCGAGCTTATCATAAATCCACAGTGCAGTCATCTTGCGGAGCTTGTTCAGGCTTTCGCCATACTTTTCTCCCATTTCTTCGCTGATTTTAGTATGGCAATAGGCGTGACAGATTTCATCGCGACTGATGTCAGACGCGACAGTGCGCAGGCCCTTGTCGCCAGTGAAGCGGAAGAACGGCAGGATGGTGAAGAAGATGCTGCGCTCCAGCACGGCCACTTTGGCAATGGGGAAAGCAGGGTGTTCCACCCATGCTTGGCGGATACGCATGGCCTCCGCTTCAGCCTTTTCGTCCACGCCATGAGCAGCGGCCACGTAGTTCAGCGCCTCATCGTGCCGCTCTTCATCTTTGATGTTGCTTTCAATGCTCTCCATCAGGCCAGGCGTGGCGGGCAGGTCGCGCTTCATGCCATCAAGCAGCATGTCCTTCACGGGCAGCTCAAGGTGGCGAATGGCCAGCGCACGCGCAAGCGTTTCCTGAGCGCCTTCCACGACAGCGCCTTTCGTCACGGGCACAGCCTGCCACGGACGCTTAGCGGCAACAGCAGAGAAATAGTCCTTAACAGCCATGGTGAATGTGCAATGGAAAAACTGACAAGAATGGGCAGCATTACGCCGCCCATGATTACGCTTAAATCATTCAGCGCAGGAAGCGCAGAACCCGCCATCAAGGGAGCAGGCTTGCGGTTCGTCCAGTCCGAAGAAATCGGTCAGGCTCTCTCCCAATTCTACCCCCACGTCGTCCTTGGCTTGCGTGCCAGTTTGCACTTGCAGGGAATAGTACAGCGATGTTTGCGGGCTTTGCAGCCACTCACGCAGGAAGTCTTCATCGCACGTCACCATGTCCGCCCACCAATTCATCGAATATCCATGTAGAAGGCCGGTGTCGGCAAGCAGGCGCATGATGCCATCAGCCACTTTGCGGAAAGCCTGCCAGCCCACTTCCTCTGCCACTTCCACCGGGCCATAGTCAAACCGTTCTACGCCCATGGTTTCGCTGTCGCGGTCCACAAGCCGAGCAATGGGAGGGGCAATTTCTGGGGCAGTAGTGAAGCCGCGAGTGTCAAGGTAGCGGTAGGAGCAGGAAGCAGTGGGGGCAATGGCGAAGGCACGTTCCATGCCATGCTCACGGGCGATCTCCGCAGCATCTTCAATGGCATCTTGCAGAGCGCCAACAATGTCGCCAGCCTTCGTCTCATACCAGAAGTCCCAGTCGCCATTGGCAGTGGTGAAAGCCTCCAGCGCATTACCAAACTCCTCGTAGGTGACACCTTGAATGGAAAGGAAGTTGGCCAGGCCAAGCATCCCCAGGCCCACTTGCCGATCCTTTTCCGGCGGCAGGTATTCGCCAGTGTCGCCCACGCCTGTGCGTCCGTGAAGCTCGCAAAGCTCTGTCATGCCTTGCTTGAACGCTTCGCTCAAGTCGCCAATGCCACATGCGCCTAGATTGATGTGCTCCAACAGGCAAGTGCCACGAGACGGCATTGCCACCTCGATGCATACTTGGAAATACACCCTGTTGCCGAAGCGGTCGTACTTCTTCTTGACCAGCCATGCGTCACCATTGGCAATGGCTTTGATCAGAGCAGCGCGAAACTCAGGCGTGGTGCGCTCAAAGAACTGTTCGTCCACATTGATGGCACGCTTCGCCCATTGCAGCTCATGGCGAGGCATGGACACCAGTTCCATTGCATCAGGATGGTCATAGTCCAAATGAATGACAACAGCCCCATTCTTGTAGAGTCCGCCCCGTCGCAGGATTTCATTCAGCGTGGAATAGATTTTTGCGAAAGAGCAAGGGCCAGATGCAATAAGCCCTTTGTTATTTTCATCCCCGCGTGGGCGCAGATTGGACAAATGGATGGCAACACCGGCACCATTGCGCAGTCCGTGAGAAGTGAAACGCCAAGACGCCTCAATGCCATCAGCCCCTTCCATGGCATCATCCACCACCATCACGCAACAGCTCACAGGCAGGCGTCCTTCAGGATTATCGAGCCAGTCTTGCACCCTTCCCGTGCGGGCAATCTTCTCGCACTTCGCCTTGTCCTTCAATGCCATGGGATGAAAAAAGCCCGTCAAGCGGGCTGAAAGTCAACAAGAGCACACTAGCGCAGAACTGGCCTGCTCAAGCCGCTCAGTCGCACATGCCTTCACTGTCCTCCATGGCTTGACGATCCCTGGCAAACAGCACGGCATTGTCCTTGCTGCGAAAGTAAAAAGGCTTGCCTTCATGCGCAATGAACCATGAGAAGCCAGGACGGCTAGCGCACGGCCACACCTTGATGGCTCCCACCATAAAAGGCGCCGGAAGATCGTCGAACATAGAAAAAGCCTTGGCTTGACCAAGGCTAGGAAGGAATCAATGGAAAGGCAGTAGCAAGGGCTGCATTATGGAAGGAGCTTCAAGAAGGGAAACGCGTAGACAAGAGCGCCATAGGCAATGCTTTCGTCAAAGTCGCTTCCCCAGTGATCATCTTCATGCTGCTCTTTCAGCCACATAAACACTTCCTTGATGATCTGTCCAGTGGTTTGATCCTTGCCGAGCAGGGGATCGGCAATGGCTTTGCTGATGGCTTGCCAGAGAGGGTGGTCTTTGTGGCTTGTTTCCCTGGCCTCTCCATTGTCAAGCTCTTTCTTGGCCAGGAGGTAGCCAAATGCTGCGGCAGTGAGTTTATCGGCACAGGCTTCGCAAGCTGACAGGCGCAGCTTCAGCGCGGCAAGGTCGGCCTGCTTGGCGCCAGTGTGGTCAAGAGCAAGGCTGAAAAGAGTGGCGTGAGTGATGCTGGGGGAGGAAGACATTGGAGAAGGGGGAGAAGGAGAGCGGAACTGGGCTTCCCAGTAGACATCGGACATGATGGGCATGGGAAAGGAAGCAATGGAAAGAGAGGGAGGGGCTGCTAGGCGGAAGCCGGCATAGAAGTAGGCGTTGCCGGGCTTGAAGTGCTCGCCGCAGGCCGAGCGGCAGTTCCAGGGAGGGCTGAACCACGATCCTCCGCGCACAGCATTGATCAGCTTCATTGTGGCAAGCTCTCCAAGGCTGTCTTCACGCGCATCATTGCATCTTTCACGCAAGCGTCAGGCGGCAGCGCCAAGGCAATGTCAAACAGCGCCTGAAGGGCATCTTCACGAAGGGAAAGAGCAGGAGCCTCCTTGGCTTGCCTGGCCTCCCATGCCTCCACCCATCCTTGAATGATGGCTTTGTCTTCGGCGGTGAAGGGGGCTTTGCCATGGCGCATGTCTCTCCAGTGGCCGTGCCCTTGGGGGCTTGTACTCCAGAGACACATGGAGGCCAGCGGGCTCTCCCACTCGTACGTTTGCTTGCCAAGCGGCAATTCCAGGGCTTTACGAGCGGCATCAATGTTGAAAGATTCCCAGAAGGCGTCGGAAAGAACAGGCATGGAAGGAGAAGCAATGGAAGGGGAAGAAGGGGCTGCTAGGCGGAAGCCGACATCGTCGATGGCGTCGTCGGGCTCGTAATGGCCGCGGAAGGCCGAGCGGCAGAGCTTGGGGGTGCAGGTGCACCAGGAGCCGCCGCGCAGCAGCACGAACACAGGCGATGAAGGGGTGACGGGGGCCACTAGGCGGAAGCCATTGTCGTAGTCGGTGTTTTCGCGCTCACACTTGTACCGGTGGGCCGAGCTGCAGGCCCTGGAGTAGAAGTCCCAGGAGCCGCCGCGCAGCAGCTTGTAGGGCGACGGATGGACGGCGGAAGCCACTAGGCGGAAACCGACATCGAAGTTAGCGAAGTCGGGCCCGCTGTAGTAGCGAAAGGCCGAGCGGCAGTGCCAGGGGCCGCCGTCCCAGGGGCCGCCGCGCAGCAGCATGGACATGGAGGAAGACAATGGAAAGGGCGCTGAGGGCACGAGCAAGCCTAAGCCCCTTCTCTCCCATTGTCAAGCTCACCATTCCGGCCAGTGATCTTCTGGCTCCACTTGCTCAAAGCCATGCCACACCAGCCTTGCGTGGTAGCCAGGACTGTGGCGATTCTTCTGCGGGCTGTAAAAGCCTTTGCACACGCCAGCCAAGGGCACAGCCCGCATGAAGGCTTTAATGGACGGCGCAAGGCATCGCGCTAGTGGCACATGCACGCGCCACACGGCCTCCAAGCGCACAGTGCAATGCACCGGCCGATTGTAAATGTCGCCTCTAGCCATGGGAACAATGGAGGAAAGGTGCTACAGGGGAAGATACAAGGCCCTGCGACCGCCGACGCTGCAAGCGGCCATCGTTTTCTTCGCATAGCCCTTCTTCACGAGCGCATCAAGCTGCTTGCGGGCAATGCGCAGGCCATTGTCACCGTCAAAGCCTAATTCTGCCGCCACGGACTGGCCGGTAGCGCCCAGTGTGTGGATGCCGTCTCGATAGTCAAGAGTGCGAAGAACAGCGAGCACTTGCTTCTGTCTTTCCGTGAGAAGGGGCTTGCCATAGTCCCGACCAATCACGGCCACGATCTGCCGTTCCTCCTTTTCGATGAACACGGGGCGCGTGGGGCTGCGACGAAAGCTCCAGCCAAGGAGCTGCATGATGTGCCGCACGTCCTCCACGTCCTGAGGACGACGACGATCAGCGCGAGAAGGTAGGCCACAGGCTTTGTAAACGGCATGGACAGGCAGTGGCCGGCCACTGTGCTGGGCCGTCAGTTCCTCCAGGGCATCAAACCATTGCTCAAGACTGGCAGGCATGTCACGAATCAGAGATCGCTCACAATCATACACCCCCTCACTTCCGTTGCAACCACTGTCTTGGACCCCACACCCCCACACTCCTGCCCGTCTTTCCGTTACACTATGGACAGGCGCAGCATGACCTTCAGCAGCTTACGAGCAGCTTTCGTTCACGCTCAAGCCTGAGCGAGCAGGCACAAGCCTCCGCAAGCCGCACGATCGGGGAGCCCCCCAGGCGATTGTTCAAGCGGCTCAGCTCCACCACTTCCCTTTGCATGGTCTTCTTTTCAGCAGCCTCTGCAAGGGAGCCGTACGAGCTGAGCCCCAAGCGCCTATGAACAAAGGCTCCCCTCCATTATCTTGTGCTTGCTCTTGAGAAGATCGCACGAGCGGGAAGCCCCCAAGGCGATTGTTCCTGGCGATCTTCTTTCATACTTTCTTCCGTGACGCAGTTCCTTCTTGTGCAGGAACGACCGTGCGGGGACGTTCGTAGTGTGCGCAGCATGAGGGGGCAAGCATTTTTCAAAGCAATACCATGTTCAACAAATGTTGAAAAACGCGGCTGAATGAAAAAGCGCCCCCTTGAGGGGGGCTCATGCTGGAAAGCCGCTCCAGAAGAACAATGGAAGGAAACTGGCGAGAATCATGCCTTAGTCGTAATCTTAATAGCTGGCAATTATCAGCTTTTCAACTATTGCTCAGGAAGGCTAATGAAGGAACGCGCTTGGGGCGCTCCATTGTCGTAAGCCTTCCTTCCTTCGCGCAGGGCGTAGTGCGCTCACTCACGCTCGTAAACTGCTCGATCGTTCGCGCAGTGCGCACTGGCTCGCGCATGGGAAAAGCATAAAGAAATGAGCGAAGATTGTGGGCGGATGTAGGAAGGGAAAAAGTTTGACGCAAAATTACGCGCCACTTGGGAGGGGGTACTCCGCCCCCACATGCTTCCATTTACCGTGTTATTGCTCCCTGTCAACCCCCTGTAACATTTTTTCACACTGTAGGCTGATACGGATTCGTATCAGGATGCAATACGGATTCGTATCAGGATTGTGGAGTGGAGGTGGTGATTTTCCCTCCCAAACCACCGCACATAGAAAGGAGGCAGACCTTAGCCCACCCCCTAGCGTCAACCGGCACCGCCTAGGAGACTCCTAGCAGCCTGTCTGGGGCCCTTCAGCGACAACCACCCTATACAGGATCAGACCATCGGCCAGGGCGGCTTCCCTGGCAATCTGACGGGCTTCCGTAGGGCAGGATTCCGGCACGTTGACCGTGTAACGGCCGTGAGCATGGTAGACAAGAATTTGCATGGCTCAATTCTCCTTTGCAATACGTCGCCACGCTAACCACGTGATCGCCTGTATCTGACACGGCAAATAGGCGGTGTTTAGTATAATGTTTATCTGCTCGGCCGCCATGGCATAATCAGCGGAGATTGCCGCATAGAGTTTGGGGGAAATCTTAGGTGTTTTAGTAGTGGGTACATATTGGCCAAGCCACACTGAATACGCGTGGCCGTCGACGCATACGTCAGCGTACGGATCTCCCATGATACAACCATAGAATGCCCTTACTTTTAACCCACCTAGAACGGTCGAAGGATCGGCTCCACCTAGAATAGTTAAAGCCTTTATTTTGTTCCTATTGTATGTGGAGCATTTAATTTGCTCCGCGTCAGCGTATCCGCCCACAACATAGGCGCGGCAAATATTGTGGGCATCCTGCAGATTGCGGCTCCATTTGTTGTTCGGCGACAATGCGGCCACTACTCCAGCCACAGTCTCGACAGGCAGACTGTAGGCGCGTGCCAGATTCTGACAGTGCGCTAACGCGTCAGGATAGAATCGCTCGCCGTCCACTAGTTCCGACGGCGAGGCTAGGAAGAATGTGGCCAAAATTTGCCCGTATGTGATCACTGTCAGAACCCCCCAGCGCGTACAGTTTTCTGGAGCTGGAAGCTGCCATGATAAATACAGGCCGCAGCCTGTAACGCTATTTCACTGAATAACAGCCACCAAATAGTACGCGGAGCAGTACGTTTGGCTACGTTAAACGTAGCAATTTCACCTCTTAGTGTAGAGTCTGCGCCGGATTGTATATGATGCCAGTCATGAACAGCGCGGAATCTAGCGTTAATCCATGGGCACAAGTAGGGGTGGGTATTGTGCGCAACAGAAATAAACAGAGCGCCTAGCTTTTCGTATTGCTTTACTGTAGTGGGCAAATCTAAATCGTAGTTTACATACTGAACGCGGCAGGGGATTTTACTGTACTCAATCATGATCCAATTTTCTAAAGCCCAAATTTCGGACTGTGACGGAACTGTGGGCGAGGCCGCATATAGAGCGGCAAGCCTGGCGGCAAGCATGGCAGTAAAGAAAGGAAGGGAACGCCATCGCTGGCGCCCACAAACAGTAGCAGCAGAAGAGCCGATCGGACGGCCGCCACTGATCAGAAATTCTGCAGGAAAACGGGCAGACAGGCCACTGATAAGCGGCTACGCTTATGGCAGGCGGAAACGGCCATCCGCCATAAGCCAGGCTGATCACAAGGCGGCCAGGCTGGTCGCCCACTAGCACGGTACGGCCCCATGGCGCGGCCATTGTCACATTTCTTCACACTGCAGGAGAGTAGTACGTTTGTATCACCCTATTTCCCATCGGGAAACCGTAGAATAGTACGCCCGTACTACTATAAGCTCGGCTTATGGGAGAACGGCAAATCATAAGGCCAGCTTATACGATAAGCCCAGCTTATGAATGGAACGGCAAACCATAAGGGCGGCTTATATGATAAGCGCAGCTTATGGGACGGGCCGGAATGATAAGCCTGGCTTATATGATAAGCGCAGCTTATGAATGGGAGCCGAATGATAGGCCTAGCTTATAGTAGTACATTTGTACCATTATGCGCCCATGCGCATAAAAGCCAGGAAACATACGCTTTCCAGCCGGGTCCAAGCATACGGTTTCCAGCCGGTTCCAGGCCGGTTCCAGGCATACAGTTTTCAGCCGGTTCTCCGTATGCTTTCCATCCGGTTCCTACTATGCTTTCCAGCCGGTTCCTAGCCGGGGCACAATAGCTTCCACGCCTCCCTCTATATTCACCACCATCTTCCACTTTCTCGTGAGGGCGAACATGGCCAGTTGGTAGAACTGGCGCACAAGCACAAGAGCTTCTGCCTTGCTGATGCCAGAAAGAGCTAGCCCTTGTTCCCTCCATTGTCCATCTGGGGAATAGCTCACTACTTGCATGACTTGAGCACGTGGAAGAGTGTCACGAACGGCAGTTTCCAGGAGACTATGAACAGAATCGTTGTAGCCATCGCTGGCTCTCATGCCTCGTGGGTTGGCTGCTGACACCACGTAGACAGGCATGAGCAATGGAAGGGCGTTGGGATTGGCTTGATGCCCTGTCCACATGGCTCCTTCGTCGCCCACTTCTTGAATGTCCACTGAAGCAAAGGCTTTCCAGATAGGAGTCATAGCATTTCCCAGTCTTCCACAGGCAGCCATTCAGGCTGAAGCTCCCGCAGGAGAGCCTTTTGCTCGCTCTCCTCCATTGGCCATTCTGTTTCATAAAGCATGATCGTAGCCTGGCACAAGCCAGGCCCGTATTCAGCAGGCCACCAGAGCGTTTTTGGTAGCACTTGCAAGGCATCTTCAATGACGGCCACTACCGTCACCTTCCCATTGCTCTCCTTTGCGCTTTCAATGGAGAGAATCACGGGCTCCGGCATCATTGCGCATCCTCATAAATGGCATCAAGGAAAGCCTTTGTATCCTGCTTCACGACGGACAGCTCTTTTAGGGAGTCAGCGCAAGCGTCTAGATCGCGCTGGAGCTGAGCGGCATCAATGCCCCATCCATGGGAACGGACCTTCGCAATGTCGGCCTTTATTCTTTCCCTGAAGGCTGAAGGAGAAAGGGGAGAAGACAAGCCTGCCGTGCCTTCCTGGGGGAGGCAACAGACGCGGAAACCGAAGTTGCTGACGCGGTTGACCGGGGGGAGGCCGTTGAGGCGGTAAGCCGAGCGGCAGAGCCTGGGGAAGCTGCTCCACGACCCGCCGCGCAGTAGCCTGTAAGGAGAAAGGGGAGAAGACAAGCCTGCTGCGCCCTTTTGGGGGAGGCAGACCACGCGGAAGCCGACATTGTTGTTGGCGTTGTCGGGCTCGTTGTGGTTGCGGTAGGCCGAGCGGCAGTTCCTGGGGTTGTTGTTCCAGGAGCCGCCGCGCAGCAGCCTGTCGGAGGAAGAAGTGTCCATCACAGCCAATCGCAAGCGTCGCCTTCCATGGCATCGTACAGGGCCTCTTCGGCCAGTTTCTGCGCGATCATTTCGCGCTCCATGCGCTTTGCTTCAGCAGGGCTGAAGCCTTCCAGCATGAAATACTCGGCGTAGGTGCGGGGAATGTCAATGGGGGAGGGATTGGCCATGGGAATCAAGGTGGTGGACCTCTCGGCCCGTTGAAAGGACAATAGAACGAAAAGAGGGGGCTGTAAAGCCCCCTGCCCATGAGTTGTGCTTATGGCCTCAGGCGGCCAGTGCCAGGGAATGAGCCTTGGCGATGGTGGCAGCACCGGTGCCCCACCATTGGCTCTCCAGACGGCGACGGGCAGCCTCCACGTCGGTGCCACGGCCAGCTTCGTGCGTCACCCACTCCGTCACGGCGTTGTAGGCGCCCCAGTAGGTGCCCTGCACCCCCTGAATGTCAAAGCCGATGCCGTCGCCAGCAAATTTGTTGGCGATGGAGTCCCACTGGGGAAGATCGGCCAGCACCTTCGGGCGAGCAGTGGAGCGGTCCCCTCGCTTGTCGTTGGTGAGCCCCTGAAGCTGCTCGCTGAACACGTCGCGGCAGTACTGGGCAAACTGAGCGGAGGTGCAGGGCTTAGCAGCCATGGCTTCCAGCTCAGCGAGGCCAGCAGTGAACTGGCGGCGCTTCACATCAATAATTTCGGGGAGCCGTTCGATCATGGCGTTGCAGTTGAGCGTGTGGCGGATGCTGAGGCGCTTGCCCTTGTCAGTGGCGCCAGTGCGATCGGCGTGGCCGAGAGCGGCGCTAAGCGTGTTCTGGCACACTACGCGCACGGGCGTGAAGAGGGTTTGGAAAGCAATGGAGCCGTCGTGGCTGGTGGCGCCCACAATGTATTGCTCCACTTCATCGCCCTTCACCACTTCCTTGGCGCTGTCGTTGATGCGAGCCGTGAAAGTGACTTTCCGGCCTTCATCAAGCACGCACACTGCGCTGATTTCTGCATCTTCATGCAGGGCTTCAGCCAGTTTGATTAACTGCTCATTCTGGACAATGGTATAGGAATCTTTCTGAACACTGAGCACCTTCCCATTGTCGCCCCTGCTGATGGCTTGGTAGCCCTTGATGGGCTGGCCTGCGGGGTCGAAGATGGGCGTGGAGAGCACTTCCCAGTCGGCGTTGCCAAGGGCGAAAGCCTCACGGGCCGGGAGCGTGCTGTCCACAACGTGACCGAGGCCATGCCATGCAGCTTGACCGTGGAAGAAAGCGCCGGAAGAGAATTGGTGAGCCATGGGAGGAGGGGGGAGAGGAAGGAGCGGGGTCGAGCCGCTTGAAAAGAAAGTTAGCCCCAGTTGGCGGAAAAGTCAAATGGGACTGAGGCCGCTTAACGGGCCGTCACAATGCTCAGAAGGTGAGCGTCACGCCAGCAGTGCGCAGGCTCACCACGCGATCAGTGCGGAAGGAGCGCCAGGCGCCATTGCCTTGCGTGCGGGCGATGCGGAAGTCACGGCAGCGCACAACGTCGGCCGGGGGCGTGGCAGTGCCAGTGCCCTTGATCTCTTGGCGATCACGAGGGTTGAACTGCAGGGAGCGCAGGGAGCCGTCTTCCTTGCGGAAGGTGACGCTCACCACACGAGAGCCAGCGTTGCGCAAGAAGGAGCGCACAGCGTCGGTGCGGGAGGAAGTGAAAGCAGAGGAAGCCATGGAAGGAGAAAGAGGGGAAGGAAACGGTGTCGAGCCGTTGAAAAGAAAGTTAGGCGATGGAGGGGCAAGCCGTTAAGCCCTTTCCCTCCATCGTTGCCTTTCTTCACATTTGGTCGCAGATGCCAGCAAGCACCTCGCCCACGTAGGTGATGGCCTGCTCCAAGGAGGCGAATGCTGTAGTGCGCTCGTCGCGGGCCTGATAGTAGGCATCGGGGCCTTGAGGGTAGAAGTCGCGGCCGTTCAGCGTGGAAGCTGCAAAGGCATCACGAGCCTTGAGCAGGGCATCGTAGGCAGCGGCATATTCATCGCGCAGCGTGGTGCGCCCGGTCCCGTTGAGGTGGAGGGTGGGAATGGTGGCCATGGAAAGAGAAGCGGTGGAAGCGGGATCGCCCCGCTGAAAAGAACAATACCACGAAAGGAGGGGAGCACCGTCCCCTCGCTTCACAGTTCGTCACACAGTCACTGGCGGATCTGCACGGGCATCAGCAGCATTTCCATGGTGATGCCTTCCGCTTCCGCCAGGAACAGCAGGGGGCGATGGGGCGAATCTGCCGTGAACATGCGCAGAGTGCTGCTATCGCCATGCTTGGCCACTACGTCGCAAATGGTGCGCAGGTAGTCCGCGCTGATTCCAATGGGCAGGCCAGGAAGGTTCTTCATCTGCTCCACTGCCGGGAACAAATTGTCGAACTGCGGAAATGCTTTGGAAATGGAGCCTGTGGGGCGACTCTCCAGCATTTCCATGGCCTCCTTCTTGCCGCCAGCCCAGCTCACTTGCCCATCGCCAATGATAGCCTTCTTGGCATAGGCCACCTTCTTCTTGAAAGTGGAAGCAGGAATCAGCAGCTCCTCCACGTCCATGGAGCAATGCTGCCCAAACGGGGCAACGGCACGGAAGGCAAAGTGGCCGTTCGTCGCAGCCACGCGGATGCCATCTTCGCGGCGCTGAAGGTGGATGCCAACGATAGCTCCCTTGTATTCATCGGTGGAAGCGAACTGTGCAGCGGCCTGCAGGATGAAAGCGGGAAGTTCAGTGGTGAGCGGAGCCATGGGAAAGGGAAAAGTGTGGGGCGGCATCGCTGCCGTTGAAAGAACAATACCACCAATCCCCCGCCCTTTCCATCGCCTCCTTCCATCAGAGCTGCTTATGGCCTGTCACCACCGCTCAAGGTGTTCCCGCGAGCAATAGCGGGCAGGATGGTGCTGTTCGATGCAGCGCCGGTAGGCTGCCTTATCGGGAGCGGGGCCAGGAGCGAAGTAAGCTGCCGTTGCCACTGCGGCCACGATCAGGCCCCAGAGAAGATTGTCGCGCATGGTGAGAGAAAAGAGCGCAGCCACAATACCAAAGCCAGTTAGTCCCATGCTGGCCGGTTCCCGCGCCGTTACAATTCTTCATGCGGGCTAGGCAAAGAAAAGGGGGCTTTCGCCCCCTCGTGTTTCCGTTCTCACCAGCCCGCCCCTTTCGGGGCGTTCGGCCTTGGCAGGCTAGGCAATAGTGCTTAGTGCGTGGCCGTTTTGTTGCCATCTGCGCACTAGCCGGTCCCTAGCTAGTTCTCAGACGCGCCGCCAGCACACAGAAGCAATGCCCTGGCTGGGGCTGGCAATGCGCGAGAAGGCACCACTGCTCAAGTCGAGAATGCGCCCGCCAACGAAGGGGCCTCTGTCAGTGATGCGCACTGTCACGCCTTTCCCATTGCTCTGGTTCACCACGCGCACGTAGGTGCCGAAGGGGAGCGATGGAGAGGCGGCAGTGAGAGCGTGCGCGGAGAAGCGGGAGCCATCGGCAGCAATGCGCCCGTGGAAGCCGTCACCGGCTCCATAGTGGCTGGCATTGCCGCACGCAGCGGCTTGCGCCCCTGGCGCCCCCACAAAAGGCAGGAGGGCGACAGAAGCGGAAAGGAGAATAGAGCGAAGCATTGTAAAGAGAAAGTAACTACTGAGGGCCAGCGAGTCTCCTGCTGGCAACGCCCACTGTAGCCCGTGATGGCCGGTGGTGTCGATTCGCAGCCCGCCCTGCCCCTTCCATCGCTCCCCTGCTTGCCACCGTGCTACGATGCTTGGGCATTGGTCGGCCCCTCCCGTAAGGTGGGGCGGGCTTGAGGAGGCTCCTCAGCCCCCA